AACCTCGGCGGTTGTAAGGTGGAGGCCTGATTTTATGTCCAACACAGTCAAAAAAAGTACGTTTCTCTTTCCCGTCCGTGACGCAGTCGATGCCGACAAGGTGACGCTCGTCCCTGTTTCTAGGGATTTCTACATTAAAGCCACACGGGAAATCAACCGCAAGCGGAAGCGGCTTCAACGCAGCGGTGCGTGTCGCTGCCCACGAAATAAGATGTGGAAGTGCGATGGCGATTGTGATCGTTGCCGCTATCACGTCCCGGATCCGTTGCTGCTTCATCTGCACGCTCCCTCCGGAGTGGACGAGAACATCGCATTGATTGACATCATTGCTGATGGCGGACCTCTGCCGGAGGACATCGTTGCCGATGCGGAACTGCTCTCTGCGCTCCTTCGAGAGCTTGAGCAGTTGAGTGCTCGTGAGCGCAGGATTTTGGAACTGGCATCTACCGTTTCCGAGCGTGAGTCGGCAAAACAGATGGGCATTCCGAGGAACACGTTCGCTTACCAGTGGGCGCAGCTTCGGGCAAGGCTTGCTCAGAAGCTCAAGCCCTATCGCTGATTGACAAGACTCTCCCGATGTTTTCCGGCATCGGGAGATTTTTTTGAAAAACTTTCGGCCATATTGCCCCAAAGTGTCCAGTGGGGTAGTAGAGGGAGCGGAAAAGCTCCCCGGAAAGGAGGACGCTCCCATGAGCAATCATAACGCAGAGCTGATTGGTCTTCTGACGGCAATCAGCGTGGTATCGAAGCGACTGGCGGGGAAGATCATCCGTCACACGCAGACCGAAAAAGGAGGAAAGACGCATGGAAAAGGTCATCGAGGAACTGCGGGGGTGCGCCACGACGCTCAGCCGTATCGCCGATACGCTCTCTAAGATGGCAGAGCCGGAGAAGCCCGTGCCGACACTTGAGGAGGTGCGTGCTTCGCTCGCCAAACTCTCCGTTGTAGGGCACAGTGCCGCCGTCAAGGCACTGATCTCAAAATTCGGCGCAGACAAACTCAGCGACATCGCACCGGAGCAGTATTCGGCACTCTTGAAGGAGGCTGAACGCATTGGCACGTAAGCACGCCGTCCTCTCCGCATCCTCTGCCGCACGATGGATTGCCTGTCCGCCGTCGGCACGGCTCAATGCGGAGAAATCCGACACGCCGAGTGAGTACGCCGCACAAGGAACAGATGCACATACGCTTTGCGAATACAAACTTCGCAAGGCTCTGGGCGGAAAGGCTCGTGATCCGACCAAGCACCTCGCTTCCTATGACACTGAGATGGAAGAGTGCGCCGAGGCGTACTGCCAGTTCGTGATGGAACTGGTCGGTCAGTTCTGCGCCGAGAGCAAGGACACAATGGTGTCGGTGGAGCAGCGCGTCGATTTCTCGGCGTTTGTGCCGGATGGCTTCGGCACAGCCGACACGCTCATCATTTCGGGTAAGACCGTCTGCATTGTGGACTATAAGCACGGCAAGGGCATCGAGGTCAGTGCCAACCACAATCCGCAGATGATGTGTTACGCGCTCGGCTGCATCCAGATGTTCGATGGCCTGTACGACATAGACGAGGTACGGATGGTGATCTTCCAACCGCGTCTTGCCAACATCTCGGAGTTCAGCATCTCGAAATCCGACCTTCTGACATGGGCGGAAGATACGCTCGTTCCTGCCGCGAAGTTGGCACACGCAGGAGAAGGTGAGTTCTGTGCCGGCGCGCACTGCCAGTTCTGCAGGATCAAGGCGACTTGCCGCAAGCGGGCAGAGTACAATCTGGAACTCACCCGGTATGACTTCGAGATGCCGCCGACCTTGGAGGACACAGAGGTAGAAGCGGTGCTTGCAAAAGCCGACACGCTCGCCGCATGGGTCAGCGACATCAAGGACTACGCCCTGCAGCGGGCGATCCAAGGAAAACAGTGGACGGACTGGAAACTGGTGGAAGGCCGCTCGAATCGGAAGTACACCGACGAGGTGGCGGTCGCCAAAACCGTCAAAGAAGCGGGCTTCGAGCCGTATGAGCAGAAACTGCTCGGGATTACGGCAATGACCGGTCTGCTCGGAAAAAGTAAGTTTGAGGAACTGCTCGGCGGTTTCATTGTCAAGCCGCAGGGGAAACCAACCCTCGCTCCGATGAGCGACAAGCGGCCTGTGATGAATACCGCAGCAGAAGATTTTAAGGAAAGTTGAGGAGAACACATCATGGCAAAAGTTATGAATCCGACAAAAGTGATCACGGGAGTCAAGACACGTTGGAGTTATGCGAACGTCTGGCAGGCAAAGTCCATCAACGGCGGTGCGCCGAAGTTCAGCGTATCGCTCATTATTCCCAAGAGTGACACCAAGACCGTGACAGCAGTCAAAAATGCCATTCAGGCGGCATACGAGGAAGGGCAGTCAAAGCTCAAGGGAAACAGCAAGTCCGTTCCTGCGCTCACGGCGATTAAGACTCCGCTCCGTGACGGCGATACGGAACGCCCGGACGATGAGGCGTATAAGGACAGCTACTTCATCAATGCAAACTCGGCCACAGCTCCCGGTATCGTGGATGCCGCCCGCAATCCGATCATCGAGCACTCGGAGGTCTATTCCGGTGTGTATGGACGCGCAAGCATCAACTTCTACGCATTCAACAGCAACGGCAATCGCGGAATTGCCTGTGGGCTGAACAACCTGCAGAAGATTTCCGACGGGGATCCGCTTGGAGGCAAGACACGTGCCGAGGATGACTTCGCCGATGAGGACGAAGACTTTCTCAGCTAAATAAGATTAGGTGACACGGGCAGTGGGGATTCGTCTTCGCTGCCTTTGTCACGGAAGGAGAAGTGACATGAAGTCCATTTCTATCGATCTTGAAACTCGGAGCAGCGTAGATATTGGGAAAAGCGGCGTTTATCGCTATGCCGAAGCTGAGGACTTTGCAATCCTGCTTTTCGGCTATGCCGTGGATGGAGGCGCGGTGGAGGTCATTGACCTCGCCAATGGAGAGCAGATTCCGCAGGAGATTCTGGATGCGCTGACCGATGACAACATCATCAAGTGGGCATTCAACGCCAACTTTGAACGGGTTTGCCTATCGCGGTATCTTTCGGATTTGGGGATAGACCTCGATCCGTTCCGTGACAATCATCCGCTTTCCGCAGAGTGTACCCGTTTTCTGAATTCCCGTAGCTGGCGATGCACAATGGTCTGGTCTGCGTACATGGGACTTCCGCTCTCACTCGCTTCCGTAGGTAGGGTGTTGGGACTGGGAGAGCAGAAAATGACCGAAGGCAAGGCACTCATTCGCTATTTTTCTACACCTCCATTCCATGAACCCACAGGAGAGAAGTGGGAACTCTTTAAGTCTTACAACCGCCGCGACGTGGAAGTGGAGATGGCAATACAGAAACGTTTGTCCAAATACCCTGTACCGCAGTCGGTGTGGGAGGAATATGTTCTCGACCAGGAAATCAATGACCGAGGGATACGCCTGGATATGCCGCTCGTAGAGAACGCCGTCCAGATTGACGCGATCACAAAGGATAAGCTGATGGACAGGCTGAAAGCTCTGACCGGGCTTGAGAATCCGAACAGTGTGGCGCAGATGAAGGAATGGCTCAGAGACTACGGTGTCGAAACGGAGTCGTTGGATAAGAAGTCTGTGACAGCTTTGCTCAAGACCGTCCAGTCTCCTGTCTCTGATGTACTGGTGCTTCGTCAGCAGCTTGCAAAATCCTCAGTGAAGAAATATCAGGCGATGCAGAATACCGTTTGCTCGGATGGCAGAGCACGAGGAATGTTTCAGTTCTATGGGGCGAACCGTACTGGGCGGTTTTCGGGACGCCACATTCAATTACAAAATCTTCCGCAGAACCATCTCTCCGACCTCAAGTGCGCCCGTGATCTCGTGTGGCAGGGGAACTATGCAGCACTCGAAATGCTCTATGAGTCCGTGCCGGATGTGCTTTCTCAGCTTATCCGTACAGCCTTTATCCCAAAGGCGGGCAGGAAATTCATCGTTGCGGACTTTGCTGCCATCGAGGCACGGGTGCTGTCATGGCTTGCCAAGGAACGATGGCGCATGGATGTTTTCGAGGGCGACGGAGACATCTACTGTGCCACAGCAGGTAGGATGTTTCATTGTAATGTGGTGAAACACGGCGAGAACGGGCATCTCAGGCAAAAAGGGAAACAGGCAGAACTGGCCTGTGGTTATGGCGGATCCGTCGGTGCGCTGAAAGCGTTCGGGGCGTTGGAGTCCGGGATGAAGGAAGAGGAACTAAAGCCGCTCGTGGATGCTTGGCGTTCGGCAAACCCGAACATCGTGGATTTCTGGTGGGCGGTGGATCGTGCGGCAAAGGACTGCATCAAGGAGCGCAGCACAAAAGTCACGCACGGAATCCGGTTCATCTATCAGGGCGGCATGATGTTCATCGAACTACCGAGCGGCAGACGGCTCTCCTATGTGAAGCCGCGCATTGGAGAGAATCAGTTTGGTGGTGAGTCCATTACCTACATGGGGCTGGATCTCTCGAAAAAGTGGGCGCGGATTGAATCCTACGGTCCGAAGCTCGTGGAGAATGTCACGCAGGCGATCAGTCGCGACATTCTCTGCTATGCCATGCAAACGCTGCGGACGATGGACATTGTTGCACACGTCCATGACGAACTTATTATCGAATGCGATGAGCGGATCTCCCTTCCTGTCATTTGTGAGCAGATGGCACGAACCCCGCCTTGGGCGGAAGGGCTTCTGTTCCGTGCCGATGGCTTCGAGTGTCAATTCTATCAGAAAGACTGATGCTGTTCCTCCCTGAAAAAGTGGGAGGAAATTTTTTGATCTTTTTTCGGCCACTTTGCCCAAAAACGTCCAGTGGGTTAGTGAAGGGAGATTTTCCCGGTATGTAAAGGAGTAGATATTTATGGACGTACAGGTATTCACCCACGAGGAGTTCGGCTCGGTGCGCGTATTGGAACGCAGCGGTACGCCGTGGTTCGTGGGCAAAGATGTCGCGGGCATTCTCGGGTACAGCAACCCTCGTGATGCGTTGGCGAAGCGTGTTGACATGGAAGACAAGGGGGTAGCAAAATGCGACACCCTTGGCGGCGAGCAGGAAGTTACGGTAATCAACGAATCCGGGCTTTACAGTCTCATCCTTTCCTCGAAACTGCCGGCGGCGAAGAAGTTCAAGCGGTGGGTGACCTCGGAGGTGCTGCCCACGATTCGGAAGCACGGCGTCTATGCAATTGACGAAATGTTGGCGAACCCTGAGGCGATGATCTGCGCATTGATGGCGTACAGGGAAGAACGTGAAAAGCGTCTGACCCTGATGGAAGAGAACGCCGTGCAGAAGCAGCAGATCGCAGAGCTTCAGCCGAAGGCAAGCTACTACGACATCGTGCTGAACTGTCCCGACCTCGTTCCCATTTCCGTTATCGCCAAGGATTACGGTTGGAGCGGCCGTAAAATGAACCGTTACCTTGCCGTCAGTGAGGTGCAGTTCAAAATGGGCGATGTCTGGCTTCTGTATCAGGAATATGCGGAAAAGGGCTATACAAGCACCAAGACGCACGTCTATCCCGGCAAGGACGGTACGAACCACAGCAGAATTCACACCTACTGGACGCAGGCAGGGCGGCTTTTCATCTACGGTCTCTTGAAAGAGGACGGGATTCTTCCCCTCATCGAGCGGTGATTTGAAAGCAGGGAGTTGCGATAGAGCGGCTCCCTGCGGATTGGAGGAAATATGTGCATTCCAAAATACAACCATGAGGGATACGCCGACCCAACGGCGCACGCCGCTCTCACGAAGGTGTTCCGACAGAATCAGTTCGTCTACATCTGCTCGTCCTACCGGGACAGCCCGCGCGTCAACGTTATGCGGGTGCGGCAGTACTGCAAGTTCGCCGTAAATAAGGGGCGAATTCCTCTTGCGCCGCACCTGTATTTTCCGCAGTTTCTGTCAGAGACAAACGAGCGCGGGAAGGCGATGTCCATGAATCTCGAACTTTTGCGGCTGTGCGGCGAGGTCTGGGTATTTGGTGATCGAATCACCGAGGGCATGAAAGCGGAGATTGCTCATGCCGGGGGGCTGCGGAAGAACATCCGCTATTTCACAACGAAGTGCGAGGAGAAATCTGTATGCAAATGACACTCTATACGGCAAATTGCCGTGGCAAGGAAGACAATGCCATCTATCCCCATAAGCGCATCGTGAAATCGGCAGATGATTTCAAAGCTGCCATTGCGTACGATCATGTGTGCGCTGCCTTTGCAGACAATCATCGCGGGAAGGATAACTTTATCGAGGCGGATTGCTCCGTGATGGATTGCGACAACGACCACTCGGAAAATCCCGACGATTGGATTACGCCGGAATCTTTGGCGGCTGCTCTGGATGGTGTCTGCTTTGCCATTGCGCCCAGCCGTCATGACATGAAACCAAAGGGGGCATACTCGGCGCGTCCTCGGTTTCATATCTACTTTCCGCATTCACCAATCACCAATGCAGACCAGTGCAAACAGCTCAAGGAAAATATTCATCGACAGTTTTCGTTTTTCGACAAAGGAGCATTGGATGCGGCACGGTTTATTTATGGGCATCCCGCCGATGCGGTGATCTGGAACGAGGGCGATGTCACCATCGACTTCTGGTTCAAGGACAGAAGCATTCCTGAAGGAAGTCGCAACAACACACTCTCCCACTTTGTCGGACGTGTGCTAAAGCGATACGGCATCTCTGAAAAAGCCCACGGGATTTTCTTGGAAGAAGCCGCCAAATGTGATCCGCCTCTTGATGAGGAGGAATTGGAAAAGATATGGCGCAGCGGCTGTACTTTTGCCAAGAAGGTGCAAAAGCAGGCCGGGTATGTGCCGCCCGAGGAATATGGGAACTCCTTAAAGCCCGGCGATTACTCCGACATCGGACAGGCGAAGATTCTGGCGCAAGAATATAAAAACGAGCTTCGCTTCACCACAGCTACGGACTATCTCCGCTACAACGGGCAATACTGGGAGGAATCGCGGGAACTAGCTGTCGGTGCGGCAGAGGAGTTTCTGGATCTTCAGCTTGCCGACGCGAAGGATGCCGTGGAGCGCAGTTTCAAGGCATTGTGCGAGGTCGGCGTTTCGGAGGATGCCATTCATGCAGGTGGTAAGACACTCGAAAAACAAATCGGCGCTGATCAGTATGATGCCTACATCGCATACGCATCCGCGATGACTTATAAAGCCTTTGTCATGAAACGGCGCGACATGAAGTACATCGTATCAGCTCTCCAAGCCGCAAAGCCGCTGCTCCTTGCAAAGCCCTCCGACCTTGACCATGACGAGTTCCTGCTGAATTGCCATGACGGGACATACGACCTGCGCACGGGTGCCCACCGGGACTTTACACCCGATGACCTTATTACGAAAATCTGCAGCACAGCACCGAGCGATGACGGGCAGGAACTGTGGAAGGATTTTCTGCACACCATCTTCCTCGGTGATATGGAGCTGACCGAGTATGTCCAGAAAATCTGCGGACTCGGTGCAATCGGAAAGGTTTACATGGAAGCCATCATCATCTCCTACGGTGAGGGTGCAAACGGCAAGTCTACCTTCTGGAATACCATCGCATGGGCACTGGGCAGTTATGCCGGGGGCATCTCTGCCGACGCACTGACAGCGGGATGCCGCCGCAACGTGAAACCCGAGATTGCCGAGGTGAAGGGCAAACGGCTCTTGATTGCCGCAGAACTTGAGGAAGGAATGCGCCTCTCCACGGCAACCGTCAAACAGCTCTGTTCCACCGACCCGATCAAGGGCGAGAAAAAGTACAAAGACCCGTTTGATTTTGTCCCCAGTCACACACTTGTCCTCTATACGAACCATCTTCCAAAGGTGGGTGCGATGGACAGGGGGATTTGGCGGCGGCTTATCGTCATTCCATTCAATGCCACCATCAGCGGGGCAAGCGACATCAAAAACTACGCCGGGTATCTTCAAGAGAACGCAGGGCAGTATGTTCTGAAATGGATTATTGAGGGCGCGAAAAAAGCAATTGCAGAGAACTACCATTTGAAACGTCCGAAATGCGTCGAGGATGCCATTAGCAAGTACAGGAGCGACAGCGACTGGCTCGCTCACTTCCTTGAAGAGTGCTGCGAAATCGGCGCAGAACATCACGAAAAATCCGGTGCGTTCTACAGTGCATATCGTGCTTACTGTGCGCGAACCGGAGATTTTATCCGCAGTACGACGGATTTTTACAACGCACTGGAACAGCGTGACTTCAAGCGGGAAAAGCGGCGTGACGGACGGTTTGTTACAGGCGTTCGGTTGGCAGAGGATGATGATGTGTGACAGTCGGTGACAGTCATACTATAAACCTCCTTTAGGGCTGTTTTATAGGAAAAATTGTCTATAAGGGTAGTTTTGTAATAGACCGTCACCGACTGTCACAGAAAGACCGTACGACCAGATATGACAGAGGTTTTGGCAGATATGAGAGAAAAAGTTATCGAACACGCACTGGTGATGGCGACGAGAAGCAAAGGCGGAATCGCTCTAAAGTTTACGTCGCCCGGCTTTGCCGGAATGCCCGACCGACTGGTGCTTCTGCCACATGGCAGGATGGGCTTTGTGGAACTGAAAGCACCGGGCAGAAAGCCTCGACCGTTGCAGCTCGCCCGCCACAGACTGCTTCGGCGGCTTGGATTCAAGGTGTATGTGATTGACGACACCCGGCAGATCGCCGTGGTTCTAAACGAGATTGGAGGTGATGCCCCATGAAGTTCATACCGCATGATTACCAGCAGTACGCCATCGACTTTATCAAGAGCCATAAAACTTCCGCTGTACTCCTCGATATGGGGCTTGGAAAAACGGTGATTACTCTCACAGCCCTCAACGACCTGCTTTTTGACTGCTTTGAGATTTCCCGTGTTCTCGTTATCGCGCCGCTTCGTGTGGCACGGAACACATGGCCGCAGGAGATCGGAAAGTGGGAACATTTGAAGCACCTCCGCTATGCCGTCGCAGTCGGAGCAGAGAAAGAGCGGCTTCAGGCACTTCGGCAGCAAGCCTCTCTCTACATCATCAACCGTGAGAATGTGCCGTGGCTCGTGGAGAAAACCAACTTCAACTACGATGCCATTGTGATTGATGAACTCTCCTCGTTCAAGAATTGGAGCAGTAAACGCTTCAAGGCACTCATGAAGGTTCGTCCCTTGGCAAAGAGAATCATCGGACTGACGGGAACGCCATCCGGCAACGGCTTGATGGACTTGTTCGCGGAGTTCAAGGTACTCGACATGGGACAGCGTCTGGGGCGGTTCATTACGAAGTATCGGCAGGATTACTTCACGCCGGACAAGCGCAACGGGCAGGTGGTGTTCTCCTATGCGCCCTTGCCCGGAGCTGAGGAGCGGATCTACGAGAAGATTGCTGACATCACCATCTCCATGAAAGCGACTGATCACCTCAAGATGCCTGAGCTGATCGAGAGCGAATACTCGGTGACGATGAGTGATTCTGAGCGAAAGATGTATGCCGAGATGTGCGAGCAGCTTGTCCTCCAACTAAAAGGCGATGAGGTGACGGCGGCAAATGCAGGTGTCCTGTCCGGGAAACTCGCGCAGATGGCAAACGGTGCAGTTTATACGGACGATGGAACCGCACTGGATATACATGACCGCAAACTTGATGCCTTGGAAGACATCATCGAGAGCATGAACGGCAAGCCGCTCCTCGTGGCGTATTGGTTCAGGCATGACGCAGAACGAATCGAAAAGCGCGTACCGTGCGTCCGACTGGATACAGATGACGCAATCGCCCGATGGAATCGCGGAGAAATCCACGTTGCCCTCATCCATCCAGCGAGCGCAGGTCACGGTCTCAATCTTCAGAGCGGTGGATCGACCCTTGTCTGGTTCGGCATCACATGGAGTCTGGAACTCTATCAGCAGACCGTGGCACGGCTCTATCGGCAGGGACAGAACTCAAACACCGTGGTGGTGCGGCACATCATTGCCGAGGGCACGATTGACGAGAGAATCCTCCGTGCCTTGAAACGGAAGGACAAGACACAGACGGCCCTGATTGAAGCCGTCAAAGCGGAGGTAACATGATGAGTTATGAGATTCTGGCAAACGCCATCGTCGAACAGGCGGCAAAGGATTATCGGTGGGCGCGGACGGCTCTTGCCAAAGATACAGAGAATGTTGCAGCGGCAGCGATGCGCTCTGAAACAGAGCGGTTCTTCCGTTCTGCATGGTTCGGACAGTTGACGCGCATAGATGGAGAATGGCTTCTCCAACGGTTAGAGGGGGAATTTGCATGACCGCAAAAGAGTATCTGAGTCAGGCATGGAACATTGACCGACGCATCAATGATAAGGTCGCCCATGTGTCGCGGCTGCGTGACATGGCAACAAATGTGAGCGCCGTCATCAGCGACATGCCCAAGAGTCCAAGTCCGAACAATCAGCGGATGGAAACCATCATCGCGCGGCTGACCGACACGGAAGATGAGATCAATGCGGACATTGACCGTCTGGTCAGTCTGAAACTCGAGATCATGAATACGATCTGGCAGGTCGCGGACGAAAACGCTCAGATGGTACTTGAGCGACGCTACCACCGTTTCAAATCGTGGGAAGATATTGCGGCGGATATGAGCGTCAGTATTCGATGGGTGCATAAGATTCATGCCAAGGCTCTGGATGAAGTTGAAAAAATTTTGGAAAAAAGACAGCAAAGTGCATCTGAGTTCACATAAGTTCACAAAGGTTCACGTTGCGTTCATAGGGTTGACAGTGATATGATAGACTCAGCAAGAATAGGATATGGAATCAGCCTTCTCGGAGAAGTAATTCTCCGTGAGGGCTTTTTTGATGGAGAAGTGCAATGCCGAGAAAGCCGAAGCGACCCTGCCGCATGACGGGATGTCCGAATCTCACAGACAGAAAAAGCTGCTACTGCGAGGAGCACGAGAAAGTCATGCAGCGGCATTATGATCGCTTCACGCGCGGCTACGATCAGCACGAGAGATACGGCGGAGCATGGCGCAGGATTCGCGATAGACACTTGGCAGCGCATCCACTTTGCGAGTGCTGCAAGGAGCGGGGCAGATACATCCTCGCGACGCTCGTGCATCACATCAAGTCGCTCGTCGATGGTGGCACGCATGACGATAGCAATCTGATGTCGCTCTGCGCATCGTGCCATGAGCGGATTCACTGGCGGAGAACTCCAAAATAAAAAGCCGACTCCAATGAATCGGCTAGAAGAGATCGCTATGCGAGCCCGTGCGGGAAGCGGTCAGAATCAGCTTTCCTTTGTCGATGGCGTACACAAGTAACCAGTCCGGCATGATGTGGCATTCACGAAAACCAATGTAATCGCCAACCAGAGCATGATCCCGATACCTTTCGGGGAGTTCTTTTTCCGCGCAGAGCATTTGCAGGACATCATCCAGCTTTTGTATATCTGCTCCACGTTTGCGCAGCTTCTTTAAATCCTTACGGAACTGCGTGGTGGTGACGAGATCAAGCATGGGCATCCTCCGCATCCAGATCATCCATCAGTGCGGACAGCGACGGATAACGCTTCGGCTCGATTTTGCCATCCATGATGTCGCGTGCTTCCTGCATGGCAAGAAGTGTTTCCCTATTATAACGGGGCTGTTTCGGTTGAAAAGGGAAGCCTCCCTCCATGATGGATGCGTGCAGAAAGATGTTGATGGCGTCGGTCACGGAGATACCGAAACTGGAAAAAACGGTTTCAGCCTGCGCTTTGATTGTCGGTTCGATGCGCATATTGATTGTTGCAGTCTTGGACATGATGGATAACCTCCTTTTGGTTATTGTAACGCGAAAGTGAAGCAAATGCAACACGATATTGCCCCCCAGGGGGCGGTCAAATCTCTAAAACCACGCCATTACTGGACCGGGGAGGGGGCGCACGCACAAAAACGTCGGTTCAAACAGGGTATTAAGGGAAAGGGGGCGAGAAGATGGCGCGTGACGGTACAAATCGCGGAGGACGGCGCATCCGGGCGGGAGACAAACCTGAAGCACTCGCAGATAAAATTGCGGGCGGGCGCACAGCGCACATCATGGAGTTCCCTGTGACGGAGCTAGACGGCACAGACCTTGTGGATGCCGCCGACCTCTACGGCGAGGAAATGCCAACCCCGAGTGAGTTCCTGTCGGCACGGCAGCGCAACGGCAAGCCGCTCGGTGCGGATGAGATTTTCCGCGAAACATGGCTGTGGCTGAAGGAGCGTGGCTGTGAGCGGCTCGTGAATCCTCGCCTCATCGAAAGCTACGCACAGGCATTTGCCCGCTTCATCCAGTGCGAGGAGGCAATGAGTCAATACGGGCTCATCGGCAAGCATCCGACCACAGGTGGGGCGATTGCAAGCCCTTTTGTTCAGATGGGACAGGCGTTCCAGAAGCAGTCCAATCTGCTCTGGTATGAGATATTCGACATCGTAAAGCAGAACTGCACCACAACATTCGTCGGCTCTCCGCAGGAGGATCGCATGGAGCGACTGCTGCGTTCGAGAAAGTAAGGAGGGAAGTCATTTGAACAAAACAACATCGGAGATGAAGCTCGTTCCGATCAGTAAACTCGTTCCGTATGCCAACAATGCACGGACGCATTCGCCCGAACAGATCAACAAGCTGCGCGGCAGTCTGCGGGAGTTCGGATTTGTCAGTCCCGTCATCATCGACAAGGACTATGGAATCCTCGCAGGACACGGGCGTGTCATGGCTGCACGGGCAGAGAACATCGAACAAGTTCCATGCGTATTCGTCGATCATCTGACAAAAGCCCAGAAGAAAGCATACATCCTCGCGGACAACCGTTTCGCACTTGACGCAGGGTGGGACGAAGATATGCTGCGCGTTGAGATGGAAGCCCTGCAGGGCATGGACTTCGACATCGCACTCACAGGCTTCGATGAATCAGAAATCGCAGACCTGCTCTCACTGGACGATGACGAGGCGCAGGAAGACGACTTTGATGTGGAAGCAGAGCTTCAGAGACCTTGCGTCTCTCGCTCTGGTGATGTCTGGCATCTCGGCAAGCACCGTGTCATTTGCGGAGATTCCACTCTGCCGGAGACATACGAGCGTCTGCTTGGCAGTGAAAAGGTCAATCTTGTCTGTACGGACCCGCCGTATTTTGTGGCTCTGGAAAGCACATCGGGGAAAATCAAGAATGACGATCTGAATGACAAAGACGCTTACGACTTCCTGAAATCTGCCTTTACCGCCTTTCACTCGGCAATGGCGACGGACGCATCCATTTACGTTTTCTACGCAACAGCAAAAGCCCGCATCTTTCATGACGCTTATGAGGATGCGGGCTTTAAAGTTGGCGCAGGTCTAGTGTGGAAGAAAGACCGTCTCGTCCTCACACGCACGGATTGGAAGTACATCCACGAGCCGATTATCTGGGGATGGAGGAAGGACGGGCGACACAGATGGTACGGTGACCAGAAGCAGACCACGGTCTTTGCATTCGACCGTATCAAGGACTCGAAGAAAGACGGCTGCGGTCATCCATCCTCGAAGCCCGTTCCGCTCATTGCGTATCTCGTCAAGCAGTGTACGCAGACGAATGGTATCGTTCTCGACGGATTCCTCGGTTCTGCATCAACGCTCATCGCCTGTGAGCAGTTGGGGCGTATCTGCTACGGTGTGGAGCTTGAGCCGAAATTCGTGGATGTGGCAGTCGAACGGTACATTCAGAGCAAAGACGGGAATGCCGAAGATGTGTTTTTGGAACGTGACGGTGAGCACATTCCGTATGCGGATGTGTCAAAAGCGAAGGAGGAATTGTGATGCGTGTGTTTTTGAATCCGGGTCATGCCCCAGACGGGAATCCCGACCCCGGCGCGTGCGGGTACGGTCTGAGGGAATGTGATGTGGCAAAGAACGTCGCAGACCTTGTGGCGGGGGATCTCGCTGCCCCCGGGGGCGGGGGGGGGGGGGGGCTGCCATTCTGTTGGCCC